CTGGCTTTGAAGCTTGCTGATTTCTTCCTGCTCAATGGCTTCAGCCACAAGCCAGCCGCCATATTTCTTCATGCGAATTTCCGGCAAAAGCTCAAAATAGTCTTCAGCCTTAGTCTGCAGAAGGAAGCTGTATTTGCTCATGATCAAGAACGTTTAACAATGCATTGAATACCTTCACTCTTTCGCTGCTAGAGCGAAATTCTTTGGGCACTTCAACCAGCATTGAATGATTTTCGTTGCTTATTCTAAGTGTCTCTTCGCGGCAAGAAATAAGACACAATATGCCCGCCTCTAGGGCCGTGCCATCAAGAGCACAATTAATGGCATGAACGCTATTGTTGGCGCTCCATAAATAATCAATGTTCATGCACTGAACGCAAATTTAATTCGGCGTTTTAATGCTAGACGCACATCACTCGTCTCAAACAATGCTGGCGAAGCAAGTTCATCGGTCCATTGCCGAGGAAAGCCCGCGCTTGTTCCCAGCCCTTCATGCACGTCCACCGCGTAGTGATAGCCATTTTTAGGATTAGTCGCATCCCAAGTCCAAGATGCGACGATGCTGGAACTGCCCAGGTTTACATTGAAATTGTCCAGGCCACTTTCATAAAGAGCCCCCAGATCATAAATGTCACGGCGGCCTTCACCAATTAAATCACCATTTTTTCTGCGTGTTTCTCTTCCGTATGCCCATCTATCCATGTCCCTAAATTGCTCCTGCCAGTAATCTTTCTGAATATCTTCTGTAACCCAATTCTCAAATGCTTTGGCGAGCATCGCGACTAAATCATTTGGATTCTTGAATGAGCCGCCAACAATAATTCCACTCATGGCGCTATTAAATTACGCAGGATCAAATCGGGAATCAAAAAACGACAACGTTCGTAAGCCACGTCATCGCCTGGGAAATATCGTGGTGTAGAGTCAGGAAATCTCCTTACCATTCTGTCCATGGCAGTGGCAAGTGTGCCGCTATTGGGCGTAAACTGCGTGAGCACTACTTCCCATACTTGACTTACCTTCACAGTACCTCCCAATGGAGAGCGAGGATTTAGCCGGGGAAACTCTCGCATTGTCACTTCTAAGCCTTTCACCTTCCATTCATTGGGCACACTTTGCCTGCCCACCACATACACCGCCGGAATAGTTGAATTACCTGGCAATGTATAAACACCAATTAAATTAGGCGATGCAGAAAGTAGCTCGCTAACTACTTCCCGAAGTTGTGCAATGTTCACAATAAAAAGCCTCTCCGTAAGGAGAGGCTAGCAAAGAACAATGGAAAGATGAATCAGCTATTGGGAGCCGAAGGGATGAGCGAGCCAGTGTTTTCAGCATTCTGGTGAATGCCAATGCGGCCACGGCTAATCAGATCAAAGGTGCATTCCACGAGGTTATCGGCAGGATAGCTCTCGTTGTAGTTCATCACGCGACCCACGTAGGCCACGCGATCATAGTAATAAGTGGTACCAGAAGCACCAAGCTGCTTGTTGATTTCCACGTACACTTCAGCGTTCTTGTCGTAACGAGCCGAGCTGATCACTTGGAATGCTTCGTCAAAGCTATTGGGCAGGAAAGTGGTGCCATCAACATCCTTCTGGAAGTAGGAAGTGACAGAAGCAGTGGCCTGACTGGTAACAATCACGCTATCAGCAAAGCCGCCGCCACCAAGCAGATAGAATTCTTGGTTGCCATCGTTAAAGGCAACAGAAGCCGTGGTAGCGGCTTGCAGAGTGTAAAGGGTGGGAGAGCCGGTCACGGTGAAAGTGGCGCCGCTCTGAGTGATGACGGGGCGACCGCTAGCAAGAGTGACAGAACCAACGCGCACAATCACGTCTTGGCTCTTCACCAGCTCAGTGGGATGGTAAAGCATGAGAAGATCCTCAATGGAAGGAAAGAATGATTAAGCGGCGCCATGCTTGATCAAGCATTGTCAACGCTTCCTTTGCCAATTAGTCTAAAAATTCCCCTAATTGGCGTGCCGAGGAACCGCCAATAATGAATAGCAATTTCCTCGTTTGGCAACAGTTCAAAACGCCCTTCTCTTCCATTGATTGTTGCTCTAGCAGAATCGCCAGGGACAATTCCTGATAGCGTTAATGGAGAAGTGAGACGCCCCTCCATATACACTGCAGTTTGATCTGCCCCAAGCAAATAATCGTACTGAGGATTACGCTTTTGCCTTAACGATGCGTAGTAAGTGACGCCTGTCGCAGCAGCTACGTAATTTCCAGTTTCGCTATCAAACGCATAGCCCGAAGCCACTGACCATACCAAAGTGGAATTAGCAAGTGGCTCCAGGAAATTGCTCATACAACGAAACCAACAGAAGAAGAAGGAAGCAGATTTAGCATCCGCTTGAACTCTTGACCATATTGAGTGGCATCTAGCCCCTCACCATATACCTTGCCTTCAGTGGCACCAATTTGAATGCCCATTTGAGCAAGCTGAATGGCAATAATGTGAGCAGAAAGAAACTTTACTGCCCTATCAGTTTGGTCTCCAAAAACGTCTTCTGAAGCATCAAAGGTGGCTTCAGTAATGGCGCCATTTACAATCCCCGATGGATGAGGACTGAATTCAGGAAACCGCTCAAGAAAACTTGCATAAGTGACGGCCATAATCAGGCTTTCCCAATGCGAATGTTTTCAATGCGCTTGTTAATAGCATTACGTACGCGCACACGGCCTTCAATTTTTTTCCAGCCATTCAGTTGATCGGGATCATGAATAAGCTCGATCATGCGGATGGCTTCCACCATTGGCATCTGAGAAAGTGTTTGCACATCTTGCGGAATGTCTTCCACCATGATTTGCTCCCGTACTTCCTCAATGGCTCCAATGTTCATAAGGCGCTTGACCGCCCTATTTTCACGAGCCACTTTCCATTGATGCTCTGGAATATCTTGATTAAGACCAGGCGTGAGTTGAATCATGCCAGTTTGCGTAATAATGCCAAACCCGCCTTCGCGGGGCGGGTTTTCAAGTTCGGGACGATAAGCAATGAGCATTGTTCAAAAGAAACAATTGTCCATAGCTTAACGTCCCTTGCTTGACTAACTATCCTCAGGCCGAAGCTTGAACGTAGATAACGCTCTTGGGATAGTACAGAGCCACGCCACCAACGCGGGCATGGGCGGGAACAATGAACTCAAGACCACGCTGTTGGGGCGGGAAGAGTTCCAGCGGCTGAGGAATGTGCAGTTGCAGTTTCTCAGGATCACGCTTATACACAACCATACGGTTGGTATTCAGCACGCTGTTGGCAGCATCCAGTTGGTTGATGGGCTCAACGTTACGGATGTAGGGGTTGGTACGCAGGAAGTATTCCAGCACGGTCACGTCCGAAGAGTCGGAATTGCGAGTGGTGGAAACTTTGTTGTAGTCCTCATAAGGCATGAGGATAGTGTCGGGCTGCTCCTTCATCTTGGAAGCGTTGATAATGGCGCTCACGCCATAGTTCAACAGTTCCAGCATTTCCTGAGCAGTGGTGCCACTATCGGTGAACCACTTATCGGCAGCAACAACGTCCACAGTGGAGTTGTTGAAGAAACCAGACAGACCGACGCTGCTCTCACCGAACAGAGCCACATCTTCCACTTTCTCCTCATAGGCACGGCGCACAGCAGCAGCACGACGCTGCTCCAGGGCAATGTTGGCCATTTGAGCAGCACGCAGTTCCTGCACGGTGTAACCGAAGGAACCACCGAAGGATCGGATGTTGATGCTCTTCTCAACTTGGCTGATATCGGCGCGGGGCAGATCATCAGCAGCATCAGCGATCAGCTTGAACTCACCAGTGGAGTCCATGATGCGATAGGTGAAAGTCTGAGCGCCAGGGCCAGCTTCACTCGTAACAGGCAGGATGGTCGGATACTTAATATCCGCATACTGCACTTCAAACACTTGGGGGCGGATGTACTCAAGCTGACGCTCAAGGAACAGACCCGCATCATCCATACGGAATTCAGACATGGTTAAAGCCTCCTATCAATCGCCAGTGAGGGTAAACGAGGGGCCATTCAGCTCCAGAATCGCAACGCCATCACCAGTGGTGGTGGTCAGATAGCGAGCATTGGACAGAACGGCAGTCTTGCCAGAAATGACGGCATTATTGAAACGACCGGCATACTTCACGCCAGTAGCAGTGTGAATCACGCGCACAGCAGTGGAAGGGTTGACAGCGCCATGCACGTACACGGCAACTGCACCTTCGCTGGCCACGTTCATCACTTGATCCACTTTCACACCAGGACGGCTGTTGGCATCCAAGGCGGTTTCGTCCACATAAGTGAGGACGTTAATGCCCAGGAATGTATCGCCAGATGCGGAAATGGTTTTAGCGCCAGTACCACCAGTGCCAGTGCTGTCATACACAACGCCATTACCAAAAGGAATGACGACGGCAGTTTCGTTGACGCGGGTGATAATGGTGTTATCACGAATGTCGGACAGTTGACCTTCCAGCAGTGCGTCGTGCTCCAGAGCATAAGTCTGTTGCACGCCACCAGCGGAAGGAGAGCCCGAGGCAGAGAAAGTTACGGCCATGATTACTTAGCCTCCTTGGAGATGGAAAGGGGCTTCTTCCAGGCGTTCTGCAGCATATCCATGTAAGCGGAAGGAGCAGAAACGGGAGAAGCAATGGAAGCTACGGCTTTACGCAGCTCGTCAGTGGTGGCAGAGTCAGAACGACCCTCGGAAAGAGTGTCGAACATTGCCTGCACGTAGTCATCGCTCTTCTCAGAAAGATCAAGCTCATCACCACGCACTGCTTTGATGGAATCAACCATCACTTCGCGAGCAGTTTTGCCAGCAAATTCATAAGCAGAATCCAGGACGGGCTTGGCTTTCTCAATGAGAGCCACGCGCTCTTCAACCATGGAATCAAGATTGATTTCTTGAGCAGCAGCAAGTTCGCCTTTCAGCTCTTCCACTTGCTCGGCCAGGGCATCGGCGCGACCCTCAGCGGAATCGCACTTGCCCTTCATTTCTTTTTCCATGGCGTCCATTTCTTCCTTCATTTTGGAAGCCTTGGACATCATTTCATCGTACTTTTGCTTCATGTCCTCGTAGGACATTTTGGCGTCTTCGCGTTCTTTGGTGATCGCAAGAGCAACGCTCTCAGTCACCTC